TATGTTCTACGGCAACCCCGGAACAGATCCTAAAAAGTTTCTAGGTTTAGCACCAAGATATAGTGCATTATCTGGAGCTAATAGTTCTACTAACGTTATCAGTGCAGGTGGTTCAGGTTCTGACAACTCTTCTGTATATCTAGTTGTTTGGGGTGACCAAACTGTATATTGTCCTTTTCCAAAAGGATCTAAAGCAGGTTTAACTCACGAAGATCTAGGTGAACAAACTGTTTACAACAGTGACGGTACAAGATTACAAGCTTTTGCTACACGTTATCAGTGGAAGAATGGTCTTGTTGTTAAAGATTGGAGATACGTTGTTCGTATTTGTAACATCGACATTTCTGACCTATTAGCAGGTTCTGGAACACAAGCTGCTAGTGCATCTACTGCTCTTATTAAGCTTATGACTAAGGCATTGTACAAAATTCCTAATATGTCAATGGGAAGAGCAGCGTTCTATATGAACAGATCAGTTCACTCAGGATTATCTATTGCAGCACTTGACAAGTCTCAATCTGTATTAGCTATTCAAGAAGGCTTATCACAGTTTGGAACAGCACAAAGCTACTTATCATTCTTAGGTGTTCCTCTAAGAAGAGTAGATGCGTTGCTAACAACTGAATCTGCTGTAAGTTAATTTATTTATTACTAAAGGAGATCTAAAATGATTACAGACAAACTGCTTAGAGTAAGCGAAGATCAAGGCCCAATTTCTTCATCTGCAGTTTCTACCGACAAAATTGATTTAAGTGTTGCTAGAGACATAGGTGAAGGTACACCTTTATACATGAACTTTGCTGTTACCACTGCATTTACTGGCGGTGGCAGCGTAAAGTTTGAAGTTATTACTAGTGCAAGTGATAGCTTAGGAAGTCCAACTGTTATTGGTAGTAGCGATGCTATTACTGCTGGTTCGACTCTTACATTAGGTAAAAACGTAGTAGTACGTTTAAATCCTGATATGGGTGGACTAGGCAAAAGATACCTAGGTGCAAGATACACAATATCTGGTACTGTTGGTGCTGGTAAAGTTACTGCTGATGTAGTAGAAACAATTGGTGACGGACAGAAGTCTTATGCTTCTGGCTTTACCGTAGCTTAATAAGGAGTAATGTATGCCTATTTACAAAGCTAAAGTTAAGTGTTTTGTTGGCCAATCTTTGAGAGAAGTCAATGAAGAATTTGAGTATAATGGAGAGTTCAATAGTAATATTGAATTAGTTGGTGGTTCTGAACCTGATCTACCTGTGGCGTCAAACACAACCGTGGAATCAGAAGATGTTCAACCAACTTCTCAATCCATTGATTATGAATCAATGACTAAAGCTGAACTTGAAGTGTATGGTCGTTCTATTGGTGTGGAGCTTGATAGAAGACAGACAAAAAATTCTCTTATTAACAAACTTGAAATAGCAGCTAAATAGGCATAGCTCTTTTATTTGTACACAGGAGGGCTAGTAAAAATATTACTAACCTCCTCTTTTTATAGGAAATGCAATGGCAACAGTAATAGATATATGCAATCTTGCCTTGGCACATCTAGGTGATGATGCAACTATTGCAGCTTTAAATGAAGCATCAGTACAAGCAGAACAATCTGCAAGATATTATCCTATAGCAAGAAATACTTTGCTAGAAATTCATACTTGGAATTTTGCAGCTAAACGTGCAAGTTTATCAACTGTGACTAATACTATTTCGCAATGGGATTATGCATATGCAGCACCTGCAGATATGATGACACCACTTGCAATATTATCACCAACAGCACAAAACGATTACGCTACAAGAATGTCTACAGGTGATACTCCCGGTGGTATAACATCTAACTATTCTCCAACCATAGTTGCAGGTCATTATACGCCACAACAATTTGCAATAGAAGGAACATACATTTATACAAATCAAGACAATGCATTATTAAGATATCAAGCATTAATAACTGATACAACAAAATTTTCTCCTTTATTTATTGTTACTCTTTCGTGGCAATTAGCAGCTATGTTGGCAGGGCCAATTATTAAAGGAGATCAGGGAAGAGCAGAAGCAAAACGTTGCACTGAAATAATGCAAGGATATTTAATAGCAGCAAAACAACAGGACAATTTACATCGAGATATCAAAGTAGAACATATAGTTCCTTGGACATCTGGGAGGTAATTTATGCCAACTACAAGATTATTTTTAAAATCTTTTTCTTCAGGCGAAATAGCACCAGAAATGTTTGGTCGTATTGATGATAGTAAATACCAACAAGGTGCAGCAACAATGCGTAATTTTATTGCTAAACCACAAGGGCCAGCACAAAATAGATCAGGTTTTAAATTTGTAAATGAAGTAAAAGATTCGCAAAAAAAAGTAAAGTTACTTTCTTTTCGATTTAATGTTGATCAAACTATGGTTATTGAAATGGGTAACCAGTATTTTAGATTTCATACACAAGGTGAAACATTAAAATATCCTACTACTGGTGGAACAGTTGCTGCGTGGAGCAGCAGTACTAATTATACTCATGGCAATATTGTTAGTCATAGCGGTACAAATTATTATTCTTTAACTGCAAACTCAAATATTAACCCTGCAACTTCAGTATATAAAGATAATCATTGGTATGTATTGCCTACTAATCCAAATATATATGAAATACCGTCACCATATTTAGAAGCAGAATTATTTGATATTCAATATGTACAATCTGGAGATGTTTTAACAATAGTGCATCCAAATCATGCACCAAGAGAAATAAGAAGAATATTAGATTCAAATAATAATGTAGCTTTTATTTTACAAGTAATTAGTTTTACATCGCCAATAGCAGCACCTGATAATGTTAATGCGTCGAGATACATACCAAGTTCATCTAGTACTAATAATGATACATATGAAGCGCATAAATATGTTGTTACTGCAGTCACAAGCGATGGTATAAGAGAAAGTGAACCATCAGATACTGGAAATGTTAATAATAATATTTTTGTTACAGGAGCTAGAAATATTATTGAATGGGACGATGTTCCCGGTGCATCACGATACAGAGTTTATAAAGAACAAGGTGGTCTTTATGGGTTTATTGGAGAAATACCTCATGATAATACAACTAATCCATCTCCATCTCGATACACTATTAACGATAATAATATTGCACCAGATTTTAGTGTAACTCCACCAATATACGACACTATATTTTCTGGAACAGGTAATTTTCCAGCAGCAGTTTCTTATTACGAACAACGTAGAATTTTTGCTGGTACTAATAATGAACCGCAAACTATTTTCATGACAAGGTCAAGTACTGAAAGTGATATGTCATTTAAATTACCTATTAGAGATGATGACCGTATTAAATTTAAAGTTGCTGCTCGTGAAGCAAATAGAATAAAACATATAGTGCCGTTAACGCAGTTGTTATTTATGACAGAAGCTGCAGAATGGAGAGTAACATCTGTAAACAGTGATGCAATAACACCAACTTCTGTATCAGTAAAACCACAATCATACATTGGTTCTAATACTACACAACCAGTAATTGTTAACAACAGTATGGTATATGTTTCTGCACGCGGTGGTCATGTAAGAGAACTTGGATATAACTGGCAAGCTAACGGTTTTATCACAGGCGATCTATCAATTCGTGCAGCGCATTTGTTTGATGATAACGATATTGTTGATATGTCATTAGCAAAATCTCCTACACCTATTGTTTGGATGGTAAACACAACAGGTAAATTATTAGGTCTTACATATGTACCAGAACAAGCAGTTGGTGCATGGCATCAACATGATACAGATGGAGAATTTGAATCTGTTACTACAGTTGCAGAAGGATTAGTAGATGCTGTTTATTGCGTTGTAAAAAGAACTATTAATGGAAATACAAAAAGATATATAGAACGCATGGGTACTAGAAATTTTGACAAACAACGTGATAATTTTTTTGTTGATTCTGGTTTAACATATGATGGTACTAATACAACTTCAACTAAAACAGTAACAATATCTGGATCTAGTTATGCAGCAGGTGCAACAGTTAATTTAGCATTTCCTTCTTCTTTTAGTGTTTTTAAAACAAGTTCAAATAATAATACTACTGATGTAAATGATGCAATTATTATTCTTGATAATAATGTTACTTATAGATGCGATATTATTAGTATTATTAATGAATATACTGCAAATGTAAAATTAGATATTGCATTGCCAAATAACTTGCAAAATACACCAATAATTACATATGAAATAGCTGAAAGTACAATTACAGGATTAACTCATTTAATAGGAAAAACAGTAAATATATTAATAGATGGTGCTGTTCATGCACCACAAACTGTAGATTCAAATGGCACTATAAATTTAAGTAGGGCTGGTAGTTATATACACATTGGTTTACCTTATATGAGTGATTTGCAAACATTACCTTTGATGTTGCAATTAGAAGCTGGTGGTCAAGGTCGTGTTAAAAATATTAATCATGCGTGGCTGCGTGTGTTAGAAAGTTCTGGTATATTTGCTGGCCCTTCTGCAGATAAATTAGTAGAAGCAAAAACTAGAACAACCGCACCATATGGATCACCTCCTAGTTTAAAAACAGAAGATATCAAAATTATGATAAATCCTTCTTGGCAAGATTACGGTCAAATATTTGTAAGACAAACAGATCCATTACCATTAACAATTGTAGGATTAACATTAGAAATATCTTTAGGAGGATAGTGTAACCGTAAAATAAAAAACTGTATGTATACTACAAAAATAAGGAGGTGTTGAAGTCATGTCAACAGGTACAAATTGGGATGCAATAGGTGGCATATTTTCTATAGGTGGAACAATAGGCAACATGATTGGTGCGAATGCTGCTGCTAATACTCAAAGATATCAATTAGAAAGTCAAGGTTTAAATTATGAGCATCAACAAGACATGGCAAAATTAAATGCCACTATGTTAGAAATGCAAGCACAGCAAATAGCAAGAGCATATGACAGACAAATTATGACCAAAACAATGCAAGCTGGTTTATCAACAGGTAAAATGCGAGCTTCATTTGCAGCAAGAGGAATACAAATGGGTGTTGGTAGTACAGCAAATGTTTTTGCAAGTGATGCAATTATGAAAGAAATAGATAAGTTAACAATGAATGCAAATAAGGTAAGAGCAGTAAATCAAATGAGGACAAGAGGGGTGCAAGCTGATATAAGAGGAGATATGTTAGGTGTATCTGCAAACAATATGTTTGCCAGTGCATCATCAGTAAGTCCATTGTTAAACATGACATCTACTTTACTTACAGGTGCTGCTGATTTTGCAGCAAACAAAGGTTACGGATTTTTTGACAAAGATTAAATTATGGCAACAGTACCTGTACAACAAACACCTACAGTAGATTTGCAAGTTGGTCAAGCACCATTATTTTCTTCTACTAATATACAGCCAGTACAAGATACAGGTGTTGCACAAGATATAACACGACTAAGTAATGCACAAAAACAATTTGCACAAATAGCAGTTAAATTACAAGACGACCAAAACGACATTAAATCTAATGAAGCTTATAGAGGATATCAAGAAGAAGCAGATGTAAAAGTAAACAATTATTTAAATTTGCAACGTGGTGATGCAATTGCAACAGTAGGCAAAGATGATGATGGTAATGCTATAACTGCTTATGATCAATTAATAAAAGATTTAGATGAAATAGCTGGTAGGTATCGTGATGGTTTAGATAACACAGACCAAGTAGATATATTTAACGATAAATTTTCTGCGTCAAAACGTATATCAGTTAATTCTGCTAGTAAACATTCATTAAAGCAAAGCCGTATAAAATTAAACGAAGAATCAGAATCTAACATTCAACTTTCAATAAATGGTGCGGTAAATAGTTTTGAAAGTTGGAATGATCCAGAAGGTGATTATAGAATTAATTATCTTAGAGGTTTAGCAGAAATAAAACGTAATGCAGAATTAAATGGTCGCAACACAGACCCAAATAAAGGTTTATTAAGTTCTAAATATTTAGAAGATGTACAAGCATACAACGATGAAGTAATGAAAGGCGTTGTAGATCAATTAGTTAAATTACCCGGTGGACACAAATTAGCAAAACAATTTGTAGAAGCACAAAAACCAGAAGAAATAAAAGATGAAGAAACTGACTTAGAAAAATCAATTGCAGAAAAGCATGAAGATTACAACAAAGAGCAATGTGTTAACGGTGTTTTAAATAATAATAGTAATCAAAACACAGGTAATTTTTTAGATCAAACAAAAAAATTAATGTGTTTAAAAAGCAATCATTATGTTGATGATGGCACAGGTGCATCTGTACATGATGGGCATCACAGTGACAAAGTAAATATTGCAGGTCAAACGCAAGAAAACAATATTGATACGCTAGAAAAAATAAGAAACGAATCAAAATTTTATAAGCTTGATTCTAATACAA